TCAAATTCCTTCACTCCTGCTATGTCTTTAGCACCATCCTTTGCTGCCCTTACTTGCTGAGGTTGTGTATCACTATTTGTTATAGCCCCCATCTGAAGTCCCATATCAAATCTACCTCTTGTGTTTAATGTATCTTGAGCACCTGGTTGACCTAAAGCATCTAGACCTGCCATAATTCCTCCTACGCCTCCTCCTATTGCAGCACCCCAAGGACCATACTTAGCACCTTCCATAGCTCCACTGGCTACTTTAGACGCGGCATTTACCTTATGAGTAACATTACCTTTATCATCCATACGGCCTTTTTTACTTATACCAATATCTTTAATCATAGGAGCAACAGTACTGAATGCACTCATACCAGCTTCAGCTATTGCTCCCGTAGAAATTGCAGCTTTTGACACATCACCTAAAGCACCATTTTCTGCTGCGACAGATGCTGCGCCCATTGGGCCTCCTATTGCTTTTCCCCATTGTAATTCTTCTTTTGTAGGCATAATTATCTGATATTTTGTATTAACCCAAAGGTAACATCATAAATAAATAACGGTCCTTGTGAGTTATTAGTGGTTAATTTTAATTCCATATAGGTTCCCCTCATTTTAGGTAACCATTTTGTGAGAACAGTATCTCCATTATGTTGAGCATGGTTACTTAGTGTAAAGATATTAACTTCAGGGTTAATTACAACATCTCTAGGTACAGTAATTCTGAAACAATCTTTAACTTTACTTGCAAGTAATTCCATAGGAACTGCTTGTTGAAAGGAATTAGTCTTAATAGTGATATTATTCACTCCTGTATAACGCTCTTCATTATATAGTTCTAACTTATTCCATGTATCAAATGGTAAATTTAATCCTGATTCAGTAGTTTTCTTTGTCAGTATCTCCATATTTTGGAATAACTTAGATACTGTTTCCTCCCCATTCGCTATAATGGTAATGCTTGATGGGTGCCGTTTTCCATAAAACATTCCTGTAAGACCTACACCATGCTTAAATATACCTATAGATCCTATAGTTAGTACTGTTTGATTTGAGTATAAATGAGGACCATGACTAAAGAACCATCTTGGAGTCCAAGAATGTCTACTTATAAACATTTGACGTTCTAAGTTATATGACCACATAGTAATACCAACCTTAATAAAGACCCTTTCTCTCAGTGGTTCTGACCCTACGAGTATAGTTCCATACGTATCACTTAATAACTGTACACGTATCCTTTCATTATCATCTAGTGGACCTGATATAGTTGCAAGATCTTCTCTGAGTAAGAAGAACTTACCTTGTAGTTTATCTACTATAACTCTACCCCATATGGTATTAATAGCATGTAACCAATGTGTATTACCTGCATAACCTCCATCTACTGTTGCCATAGGTACTGCAGGTCTGTTAAATGCCCCACCAGTTCCTAGGGTAATCTCCCCTGCACTTGTAGCTTGAGTTGCTAATACATTATAGAATAACTTCCATTGTACCTGAGCTGTGCTTGCATAGAGTTCTCTATTTACATATAAATCTGTGAGTTCCCCATACTCTTGAGGAACATCATAATAATTATTTGCCATAAATATTTGATACCCGTCAGCTTTTTCTCCTTGAACAGCTTGTGCTGAATAAATTATACGATTAACTAAAGAACCTTTTCGTATAACATCTTCAATAGGTGTAACTACATAAGGTTTGATTGTAGGTTGTGTAGAGTATTGTGTATTGTACCCATTAGCATAACCGGGGTTTTTAAAATTAGGAGCTCCTAAAGATAATATACCAAAAGGAGTATCTACATTAACTAGTTGTTTATACGCAGGGTAAAAAGGTAACATGCTAGGATCTCCAGTTACAGCATCTTCTGTGTATGAACTTGATTGAGTAAAGTGCCTATAATCATAATTATTATCTGACTCTATCCAAAAGTACAGCAATACATTCATATTAGCTGCTCTTATTTCATCCTGGTCTTGAGGTCTATCATCAGATTCAGGCCATAACCACGCAGACTCATCACTTAATGTAAGTCCATATTTACTAATAAAGGTATCACCATTATAAACAGTAACAGTACCAGTACCACTAAAACTTTTCCAATCAATGTAGTCCACAAACATAGACACCATTTGATTTAAAGGTCCGTATTGCTTATTATTACGTCTTGTAAGAGTGTGGACTATAAAGTCACTTCTAAAGGTTAAGTCAGGTGTAGCTGATTGTTGTTGTGTTTGTCTATACAAACAACTCTCTTCAAATACATTAGTCCGAGTCTTCATTTTACTTTCGTAGTAATAATGTATAGGTCTCCAGAATTTAATCGGATTTCCAGTAGTTGAGAACCAAGTAAATCCTTGTGATGATGCCATTTGAAGTTCTCTGCTTCCTTTTTGTAATATTGTATTTTGTTTTCCCCCATCCCTAAAACTCTGATTAGGAACTCCAAAAGCCTTATAATCTTCTGGGTTACTCTCTAGTTCTATCTCATCTACCTCTAAACTTGCATTTATTGTAGGGTTCTCCCCTGTTACGTTATGAAATGCAGTATTAAATCTTGCGGGGTCGGTCTCCTCTTCCCAAATTCTGTTATCGTTGGCAATTTTATAATTAAGAGGTGCCGCATAAGGATTAGATTTATATACTGAATGCTGTTTAATAAAAGAGGCTACAGATGAAGAGTATAAATTATGAATTAAATCCGGTGCTACAAATGTGAAGTCAGTAAGATCTGGAGTACTGAATATAGAATTAGAATCATTTCCACTATCAGCATCCCTGTGATAAGCGCCAAACCCATCGGCTAACATAGTAGAACGCACACCTTGTTCTAAGTTACTTTGAGACTGTAACTCTACGTTAGGTCTCACAATACCCTGAGCTAACTGTGTTTCTTGTCCCCGCCTATCAACTCTTCCTATAATAAATCCAGCTATCTGTTCTGCATACTGAACTTCTGATGCATCTAATACTATATTACTAAATTCTACTCCTAAAACTCTGATAAAACAATTATTTGTTTCTACGTTTCCTTCGATTATAGGTTGTTGTTTAGCGTCAGGAAATTTGAATAATCTAATACCTGTTGCCTCTAAGCCTGGATATCTATTATCAGGATAATTTTCTTGCGATATATATGAACCAAGAACTCCTCCATCATTAGGATTGACATCTACTGTAGGTCCTGTACCAGCTCCCCCAACAGGCCCCACAATGTGTACTGTAGGCCCATGTACTCCTGAGATAAATACTGGAGTAAATGTAAAAGCATAAACTTCCCCCCTTCTGTATCCTTTATATAAAGCACAAGTAACAGGATCTTTATAACCTTCATTTGTAGGATTCATAGCCTCATCTGAGGTCTCCCTCATTTTATAATCCTTTTCATCTACAATATCAATTCGAGTATAAGATTGACCCTCAAACTTAAGAGTTTCCGTAAAGGGTATTCTTTTTACTGTATACCGAGCTGTCATATTCTGAGCTACTCTAAACCAATTTATTGGTGGCTGCTCAGCTTCTAAGGGAGAACCTAGTAATAAGGTTCCATCTTTCTGCGTTAAGTACTTGGCAGAGGTATAGGCTATTCCTGAGACTATAAATTCCTCAGTTGTTAACGCACCAAAATCATCACTAGCCCCACGATATGATGTAGTAACTGATGTCTGCCCATTGATTAAAATCTGAGTAGTTTTAGTAATTTTTTGTGTATTAGATAACCCTATATAAGTTACAACACCTAGTTCTATGTACTTAAAAGCAGGGTCTACATTATCAATACGTAATTTTAGTGCTTTAGACGTCTGAGTTTGGGGTGGAGCTCCTGTTATTACATACCGAGAACCATTAATATTAGTATCTACTACTGGTATAATTCCTGATATAATCCCAAATGGAGTAGTTGCCCCAGAGTCTGTTACAAGTCTTGCAGCAATTTCATATACTCCAGATAACAGTTCTCCTGAATTGTTCTCACCTGTGTAAACAACTCGAGGTAAGTCGTACTCTAAAAATAAAGATGTGATTTTATCAAACTCTTCATCATCGGTTGGGTAGTTTATATCTAAATTGATTCTCCTAGAACCTGAAGGTGTACTAAAGTAAATTACTCTCTCACCAGCCCAGTTCTTTTTACCTACTATTTGTACTGGTTCAGTTATGCCTAGTATGTCAACTCCAGCTCTATTAGGTATTTTTACCTTCCAATTACCATCAATATCCAATGAACCTATAATACTTTTACCGCCTGTAGTTCCCACTAAAATAGTTTCATCACCAATAGCACAAGAACCCCATTGAATAAATTTAGTAGGAACAGTTGTTGGTTCATTACCTTCATCAGTACGTTTAGCATTACCAGTCACTCTCATATTCACAGCATCCCTATAAAATCCTGATGGGGTGTTAATTGGTTTTGTATTGGTATTTATACCTTTAGTAAAATCTGTCTTCATAATCTATGGCGTATTAGTACTGATTTCGGGTTCTATCTAAAGTATTAGGTTTTCCAACATCTTTATAATTTTTCAAGTGTTGATCTTTCAATGGATTTAGCCTAGTAAAATCATTATAGGCTTTATTTACATCTTGAACCGACATTACATTTAAGTACCCTCTCGCTGATTTACATCTCCAATGCCACTCTGCATCTGCAAATTCAAATGACACACTTCTAATTTCTCCTTGTAAGGTAAGAATCTTTACCATATACCACATAACTGCAGCTCTAACAGGGGCACTATCTGGTACTAAAGGATATCCTCTACTATCAGTAGGCATTGCTTGGTATGATAAAGTAATTTCTGTTCCATCAGCTTGGTCAACTTCTATGTAAGAACCTGACTCTTTATAAGGTGTACTTTGTGGTATTAAGCTTTTAATATTTTGAAGGTCTTTTGGGAGTCTCGCTACATATTGATTTACTGTTAGTTTGGCTATCTTATCTACATATATCTTTGCAGCTCCTATAAATTTTAAAGCTTCCGCAATATCCTCCACACAATCTTCAATATCATACTGCCACTCTTTTAACTTGAATGTACGTATAACTTGGTCTATAACTACTTCTACTGGATCGTAATTCATGAGTTTAATATTTTATATTTATAAGCAGCTTTCTCACGGGTCTTTTGAGTAACTTGAGCCTTCTTTACATATTGCCTATGCCCTCCAGGAGTTCTCATTACTTTAACAATCGCTAGAACTAACTTCCTGCTTGGTTCAAACTTCCATCCCCTAGAAGCTATTTTAGTATAGTGTCGTGTCCACCCAACTTTTGCAATGTAAAATCCAGAGTGAACATTGGATTTTCTTATAGCTCTTCCTGCTTCTTTGGAAGCTTTGAAGTCTATATATGAAGAACGTTTAGTCTTCCGGATTCGTAGTGTTGCTAATCCACCATAGAGTTTTATATCCTTGCCGGCTTGCAAATATTCTACTACTTTGTTACCCCAAGTATCTAAAATCAGTTTATGTTCTCTATAAGTTACTGGTTCTACATTCCTTTCTTTACATCTTTTCCTGTAGAACCGGTAAACATCATATAATGAGTACTGATTTTTATCATACTTTGGCATTATTTCTTTTTCTTTTTAGGGTAGTTTTTTACTGAAAAAGTGTCATTATCTTCAGTGTATGGACCTCCAGGCCTTAAATTTGCGGGTAGAATACCCCCACCTGTTTTAGCTTGTTTAGCATAATTGCTACCTTTTGCTACTGCCATTTCATACCCTACACTACTCGTAACGTGTGTAGTATCAGAAGGTTTTATAGGGTTCTGTTTAACTGGGGGTAAGGTAGTTGATTTTGTGTTGATAGGATCTCCTAAATCACTACCTAATCGTCTTATTTCTTTCTTTGCCATAATTACTCTGCTTGATTTTGTTGCCCAAGACCTTGTAGGGTGTTAAGTAACTGGTTCTTATTCTTTTGTTTACTTTCAGCCGACTTGATTGCCTGCATAGCAGAATCACCCCATCCCATATCACCTGCTATTGCCAATTTATAGATAGTATCTGCATCTTTAAAAGTCATTGGATATTCCCAATTAAATGGGTCTAAGTATTTATACCTTCCCATAGCTATTTCAACTTTGTAAGGTTCGTCGAATATTCCTCTTACTCTAACTTTCTGGATACCAGAGATTTCTGTATTTAACACATAGATAGAACCTTCAAGCATAAACCATTTAGGTGAGTTTGAAGTATACTTTCTGAACAATACAGTACGTAGTTGAGAGTAGGAAATTTCTGTGTAGCTTTCTTCCCCATCAGTAGAACCTACTGTGAAGACTCCTATACCATTGCTATAAGAGATTAAATCTGGTAGAACAAGTTTGAGTACATTAGCAGAACCTATTTGTCCTATATCACTTTTAGGAGCTTTAATAGGTTTTACATCTACTACCTGTGACATTTGAACAATGTTTACTTTAGCATCCATTTTCTGTGCAGCTAATTTGGCTCTTGCCTCATCTAGCATGTACATAATATGTTGGTCAGTAGCATCTGTTAACTCACTTCCTGCCGAAGCCAGATTAGTTCTTAAATTGTATATTAACTCTTTGGCTTTCATTTCGTAAAGGTATAAAAAAAAGCCTGAACTTTTGCTCAGGCTTTTTACTAAAATATTTAAACTACTGATTATGCGTTAGCCACAATCACTTTAGGTACTACTGAACCTACAGCTAAATCTGTTTCAAGTAAAGCCATTCCTGCTGCAGACGTTGCAATAAGTGCTCCAATTGGATTTGCTCTTAAACCTTGCATATCTCCTTCAGTCCATTGGTCTGCATTAATTACTAATACTTCATAATTAGTAATACCTGTTACAATCTGAGATGGGTATTTCCTGCTACTCCACGTTCTTCGGTCTGAAAAACCTAAGCGACCCATATGTTGCTCTTCTAACCAAGCAATTTTAGCTACATCTCCTTGACCTGTCTTAGCAGCAGTTACAGGATCAACAACAGTATAAGTTGCAGTTGAATTAGTAATATCTGGGTTAGCTATCTCGAACACTAATGTTTCAGGACGGTTTATACCATTATAGTTACTAGCAGTTTGTAAAGTAATTCCTGTAAAGGTTACAGTAGCAGTAGCCGAAGTAACAGTTACGAATAAGGCTCCACCTAGTTCAGATTTCTGCAAGTTAAACGCAGCAGCTATTGCAGCGGCCCAAGTTGTTAAACTTACAATGTTAGCAGCAGAAGCATGAACGTTTACAACAGTCTGCTTAATTTGATTTGGTATGATACTTAAGTTATCCTGATATACAACTTTAAAGATTTGGTTCTCACCTAATTCTGGTAAAGTAAGAGCTTTAAAGTTGATATCTGATTTACTGGAGCTTGATAAGGGTTATTTATAGCTGAGGTAATTCCTTCAATAGGAATAGGTCCAGCTAAAATAGGCTCCCCAAGAGCAGCAGTTCCACGAGCAAACCCAATTAATTTAGTGTCTGCGGTAATAGATGTGTCCGCTAAGTTAGCAGAATCGAAATCAAAAGCAATAATTTGACCTTCAGTTAAGGCAGCCAAAGCTTTTGATGCAAGAGTAGTATTAGCTACCCCCGTTCCGATTAACATTTTTGATACGTGATTACGTGACATAATTTTACATTTTTAATTAAACATTCGTTTTTAAGTTCTAGCGACTTGAGGTTGGCTTCCCAATCTTCGTCCCTCTAGGTTTTCTAATATTAGCGTTACAGTTTTATCCTCGAGTTCACTTATAAATGGGAACGTTAAAGTTCCACCTTCTACAATTTCCTCTGGATACTTAAGATATTCATAACGTGCTTTGGTAACATTAAAGCCGTTTACCTCAAATTTAACTTTATTATCTATTACTCTATAGATAGGACTATCAGGGAAAGATCTTTGAAAAATATTACTTTCCCTAGTAGAATTTAAAGAATTATTTAAAAATCTTGTATCCATCCATCCTGACTCCGAACCTACCGTTACATAAGCTTCCATATCTTTAAACTTAAATACCTTTGCATTTAATGGAAACTTATTTCCTGTTATAGAAAATTCAGGCTCAATGGCATCTAAACTACCTAAGTAAGTTTTAATAGCAAGCTTATCCAATAGCTGAGAGTAAACACCCATATCGAATGTTAATGTCAAAGATTTCATAGAATCGTTGGCAAAAAATACAATTTCCTCTGGTCTTACATCTTCATAAGAACTAGTATCTAATCTGTTAAGCTTTACCTGTACATCTAATATGAACTTTGATACTGTCATCTATTTCTTTGGTTTTATTGGTTTTATTTGTTTAGCATCATTTACATCAATATCTGCCAATTCTTCATTAGTTTCTTTTCTAGATTCTTTTAAAGCATCTTTAATAATATCCATATCTCCGGATATCTTAGCTTTAATTACTCTCTGCAGAACTTCATTCTTAGCAAGGTTCTCCGCAGCAGTTTGTCTATCATATCCTAAGATAACTTCTCCGTGATAAATAGCTCCTTCCTGCATTGTTAAAACAGCAGCATCTAATGCTTTAGTTACAAGTGAACGTGTCACTAAGAAACCATCATTAGCTCTTTCTAAGAAGTCCTCTGCATCAGTTTCAATCTGCTCATCAATCTTATCAATAATTGTATTCACATTTGATGCGTCTACAATTACACCGTATGTTGCTAAGATATTTACTTTTGTTTCAATATCTAAATCTTCTGCTAAGTTATAAGCTTTCTTTAAAGCTTTTCTGCCTGAAATTCTTTCTACAGCTTCCTGGTCGGAAGAAAATATTACAAACTCTGCTTTAGAATTTAATTGTATACTTGCAAGTCCATCACAAACTATTGATTGTGCTAATGCAAATAAGTATTTTAATAAATCCTGTCCAATAGATAAATCCCATTCTAAGGCTTCAGACCCAACTCTAATTTGAAATGTATTCCAAAATGGAGATGTATTCTTTAGAGTTCCCTCAGCTAAATCCAGTTCCTCCTCTAAAGCTCTTCGAGTTCCTTTGGTAACAGTTGGAATTTTAGGACCTCCTATTACAGGTTCTTTATGGTCTTCTGTTAACCCTGTTGCAGGTAATCCATTCTTATCTAAGCCAGCACCTAATAGTGTGTATGACTCATTGTACTTTTTCATTTTAATTAAAGGATCAGAATAAATTTGCTTAAAATTTACTTTAACATTTCTGTTAAATCCTTTTAGTGTTTTAATTGTTTTGCTTTTCATATAATTGTCTTTTGTTGTTACTAAAGATTTAATTTTTTTTTGTTTGTTATAGGAGGATGTTTTTACCCACCCTCCTAATAACAACAAAGGATATTTCTACCCAGACAAATTACACATTAATTCAAACGCATAATCATTTCTCCACAACTTGTTGGATCTTGTAATTGGATACCACACTCAGTAAGCATGTGTACCTCATAACCATCCAATCCGTTGGAACGCATTACTGAAGTCGAAGATGCAACTTCTCCAAATGGAGTTGTTGAACCGGCAACATACCACATTGCGTTTTCAGAATTTTTCTTGGCAACTTTTCTTATGTTCGCTTTACCTTTTACAGTTCCGAAGTTTAAGATAGTAAACCTATAAGATTCAATTGGTTTCTTAGATGTTGGGTGCAAAGCTCTATTACGTACTTTATCATCGTAAGGTGAAAACTCCTTAACAGTTAAAGATATACCATTCAAGAACTCTACAGTTTTGAAGTGACCTGTTAGTGTCAAGTTATCTCCTGTACCTGTGATAAATGTACCAGAGTTTGTAATTGTAATTCCAAGTTCTTTTTGACGTTCTAAAACGGCTTTATTAAACTCACGAATACCCATTTTACCTGTTAATGCTACAAAGTTGTAGTCTCCACCCCATCTTGACGCGTTGTAAGATAAGTCTAACAAGAACTCATCAATCACATCATAGGTTAATTTAGTGTAGTACAATCTGTTAGCAGGAGAGATTTGTTGTCTCACACCAGCACCATGATAAACAGGACGTTGGTTTTTACCTTGTAATCTAACAATTCCCTGAGGGTCTTTGTTGTAGATAGTGTAGATAAATGATCTATCAATCTCTTTGTACCATTGTGCAAGAGCAGTCCACTCTGCCAATTTTGTCCATAATTTTGTAGACTGTCCGTCCTCTGAGAATAACTCAATCACCATTACATCAGTAGCAGCAGAACGCGAAACTGCGTAGTGCTTACGTAAAGTTGTAAGTTGGTTTTTAAGAGTCATTGGAGCAACGAAGTCTGTTCCACCTCCTTTGTCAGAGAATTCTTCAACAGTAGAGAAATCTTTCGACATTCTTGCAGTTGAGCTAATCTGAGCAGGTGCAATAAATTTCTTAGGGTCTGGATCTGTTAAAACAGCAGTATAGATATAATCAATACCATTAGACACTCTATTTGATACACGCAACATTGTACCATCATCTGATACTAAGTTGTCGGATACTTGGAAGATTCCTTCTTCCATTTTGAAACGGAAAGGTGCACCATTCAATCCCGGGTTAGTACCTGGGTTAACAGCTCCTGTAATTACTACAGCTCTTTCAGTTTGTCCGTGCAAATCCCAAGTGTACTCGCGATTTGTTACGAATCTAGTGTTTCCAATACCTCCTGTCAACATAGACAGTACAGTTTCATTTTGGGTTCCAAAAGCATATGCTAAAACAGCATCCATTCTCTCAGGTTCAGTTAAGTACGCTTGAGACAAGTGATCTGATTCAGTCATACCTGATGGCAATGCACGTAATTTGTGCAGTTGTAAGGGTGATACGTCAGCTTGAAACATAATTAATTGTTTTTATTTGGACAGTTACATTTAGTCCTCTACTTCTATTGACTGGGAACCGAAGATCGTAGGGAAGGCAAGTTTACCTTTTTTAGTGTCAGTCTTGGTTGTAATGCTTTTAGAACTATTACTACCCTTAACCCCTTTATCACTGTACCTTGTCAATATCTTTTTTCTTGACTTTGTGAGATCTGTTGTTACTTCTTTCTTCAGATCTTCTTTATTATAATTCACGAAATCAAGGAATGCAATGTTTAACCTTCTGTCTTCATTAGACATGTTTTCTTGCATTTGTGTTTTTCCTGTTCTTTTATTTATCTTAAATAAATATTCTTTAAACGCTTCTTTCCTTTTTGGGTCTAACTCAAACCCGGCTATTGCCTTCGCTGAATCAATTGTTGCTTTAAGTGCCTCAATCTCATCATCTGCTTTCTTCGCAGCATCTGATTCTGCTTTGGCATCTCTAGCAGCTTTGTCGGTTTTATTAGCATTTTGAATCTTTACTAAAGATTCTCTAGCTACTTCTGCCTTTTTGTCAAGCTTGCCTGCTGTTCTAACATCATCTACTTCCTCCTGTGCATCTTCTTGAGACATCCCTTGATTTACGTAGAACTGCAATAATGCTGCTTCTTTATTCTCGTCTTCCTCTAAGTTCATATCATCCCAGTCAATTGGCATATCTACTTTAAAAGAACCTGGATCTTTTCCTTCCATTACGTGAGCATAATACTGCTGCACTGAAGGTGGAATGGCGGCGATCTCATCCGCTAACATTTGTCTTACTGAGGCTGATACTGAATCTGCTAGACCCGTAGGAGTAATATCAAATTCATCTCCTTCTTTAGGTTCTGGTAGAACTCCTTGGTCAATCAACAGATTGTAAGCTCGTTCTATCTCAGCTTCATCATACTCAATCTTCTCTTCTTTTTCCTCCTCTTTCTCTTTAGGTTTACCATCTACCTCTTCGTCCTCTTCACCTTTCTTATCTACTGTTGCTACAATTTCTTCTTCTTCTTCATCCCCTGCTGCGGATTCAATTGTATCGTCATCATCTGTTGGAGGTGTAGCTTTTTTAGGTTCTTCCTTAGATTCCTCTTTTGGAATTACGCTTCCTACATTTAAGTCTCCCCATATACTTGGAAATTTTGCCATAAAAATATTTTTGTTGTTACTACAAATGTACTGTAAAATTATGTCTCAAAACAAACTTTGTTATAACTATTTTTTAGTTTCTTGAATACTAGCTACTTAGACACCTCCTTCTTTAGGCTCCTTCTTACTCATCATCTCAGCTTCTTCTATTTTAACAATGTTTCCTCTAACCATTACGTCAGTAGGTTTCATTTTTCCTTCACTAATATCCCATTTGTCAGGTTGTCTTAGTTCTGTGATTTTTAATGTTACAGTTACTTCCATCATTTGACCAATAGTAGCTTTCTTTACAAATGGTGTATCACCACTATTAAGGTGCAGAGACCCATAACTTTTCTCCTGCTTTACTGCTTTTACTTTCTGCTCTAATTTCATGATTATTTAGATTTAGTAGGGGTAGGTTTATTAGCTATTTTTTCTTTTATATCTAACTCTCTCTGAGCTTCTGCTGCGCGATTAGCTTCTTTCTTTTCATCTAAAGTCTGAGCTTTAGCGTCTAAAGATACTCCTGCAAATTTAGTAGCAGCTTCGATCTCATCTCCACTTGAGTCAGGATTAAGTGTAGCACCAATTTCCATTTTCTTAAGAAGGATATCATTTCTAAGTTTATCATCATTGATCTCTTTCTTAGAAGCACGTTCAAGTTCTTTATCTTTTCGTTCAATTTCCTTAGCTTCAGCTTGAGCTTTAAGAGTTGCTTGATTAGCTGCTTGAGCTCTTTCTTCAAATTCTCTTTCTCCTTGTTCAAGAACTGCTTTAGTATAACTCATTGATTCAGAGTCTAAAGATTTGGCTACATCAAGTAAAGATGCTTTACCTTGCTGGACAGCTGCACTAAGCAATGATTCCATTTTATCTCTACGTGATCTGTCTTCATATGAATTAGTAACAAAACAACCCATCTGAGAACCATTAAGTTTATCTCCATCAATCATCAAAGTTTCTACTTCAAACTCATCAAGAACTAACTCCATTTCTCTACCATCAATGTATGCAATCTTAGCTAGCTCTAACAGTTCTGTCAGTACAGCTTCTTTACACAAATCATGAAAGTAGAACCAAGGTTTTGTAACATTGGTACTTCTTGATATAGAAGTCTGGGCACCGGTTGCAGTTTCTGAAGCTGCAATATCTCCTTGTCTTTGAGGAGACACACCCATAATATTTTCTACTAGAACTTCTAATTTATCAAGAACTTGCATATATTGTCCTACCACTTGTGATAGTGACATATCAATACTTTGGAATTGATTAAACTGAGCAACAGATGCTGGGTCTCCTTTTCTACCTTCCTCAGTAGAATTAATCCATACTACACCCATATTATCAAAGTAGTACATCCACTTATCAACATCCCATCCCATACTGGCAGGGAGTTGCGCCATATCCATTACAAACTTACGTCCTTTGGCCTTAGCAAGTTCTTGCTCTAATCTCCACCATACAATGATGTACGTATATTGATGAGCTTTTACTAAGTCTACCATTGAGGTAGATACAGAGTTTACATTATTATAAATATATCCTACATAAGGTAAGTTTCCTGTTTGGTTATGTTTAGGTCTCACGTTAACAAATATGTCAGTACCTATTAGGGTTCCTTCCCATATATCATGGTCCCAATGCCATTCAAGTTGTGCTCCAACAGCGTCTAGTTCTGGAGTCATTTTAAAGCTATCATCAACTTCAACTTCTTCCCAATTACCGGTTCTAGGATCTTTATACCCTAACATACCTACTTTAGCAAAAGAGCGCCAAGCACATTGCATAACGTAAACGTGTGTTCCTACACCGTTCACCCATTGAGAGCGTCTTTGTCCTCCATCATAAGAATACGCAAATCCTTGCTGCATTCCTCCTTGAACATAAGAGTGTCCCGCTTTTCCTTCACTAATTTTCTTAACTTGGTCATCCGTAAGAACATCTCCAAATCTAGATATTGCTTCACCAATAGGTATCCAGTATTCTTCTCGAACCCAGTTACCTTCATGAATAAATGTTGTATTTGCTCCTTTATCATAGTCAAGTTGAAGAGGATTTACAGGACGTACAGATGGGTGACCCATCTCAATTCCTGTATAATAAACTTCTTCAGCTGATACTAAAGCGTGGAACCATCCTAAGTTAAACTTCAAGGCTAACTTGTCCTTTTTCTTAAGGTACTTTAAAATTTTATTGTTAGTTTGTTCTGTAGGGTCAGTATAGGTAGAGTTGAACTTCTTCATCTCAGCCTGAATGTCAGGCATATTATTACGTTGTTGTTGAATCTGTTGCATTTGTTGTTGCATTTGTTGCAACTGCTCTTGATCCTTCATAGTAGACATTTGTTGTTGCAACTGAGACATTTGCTCTTCTAAGTTTGTTGCTTGCTCGTCTAATTGGTACTCCATACGAATTTGAGCTTTCATCAAATCCTTCAACATATCTTTCCTCTTCTGCTTCTTAGCAGATACGGCTTCACCTGAAATAGCATACACAAAAAAGTTAAGGGATGCATTCATCTCTTCCCCTCTTAAGGTTTCTAGGCGTGACCGTATAATATTGTAGTTTTGCATTTTGGTAGGAGTTCCTCCATACTTCGCCATATCTAATCCATAAGGATTTAGTACGTGGTCAAAGTCTTCGGTTCTATACCTGGAGTTTACTAGGTCGTAATTCTCCTCTTTGTTTTCTCGGGTTGATCTTCCCATATCATCCATTCCAGATGACATTCCTTTAATAGCCATAACACAAGTTCTACCCCATTTAGGACCTTTCAGTGTTGACTTTATATGTTGGGATGGCATACTTGAGGGATGCTGTAGAACTAAGTTTTCCATTAATATAGATTTTAATTGCGGTGATGTTGATTCATATTACTTGAAAATAATTTACGATTAAAGAAATCTTTTCTAGGATTTTCATTTTCTTCATCCTCCTCTTTCTTCGCTACAGCTGCTTCGATTATAATATTTCGCATCTGTATCAACTGAACGATTGCAAGCATTAAAGCTATAACCCTATCAAAGTTACCATCAACGTTATACGAGATTAACTCGTCTAGCAAAGGTATACTTTTTATTGTATGTAATTGCAATTTTCCATCTCCAATTGGAGAGAGTAACCATTCTCTTAAGTAAATCTCGCACTCATTCTTAACTTGTGTAGGCATGTGTTGACCATAAACTCTAGTCTTAGCAGTCTTAGAATTCTCATTTGCTTTAAGAACTCCTGGAGTATAAGCAAGCAAATCTAAAGAGTACATCTTCTTAAAGTGTTCTTTAATATGTTGCTTCTCATTCTCATATAAACAACTTGCATCTCCGTACCATCTCAAGAGTCTTCTAACCTGCTCATAGAATGTAGTAGCTAGCCCAGGTCTTCCTGTATATTCCGCCACGATTCTATCAAAGCCTCCATTAAGAGGAGTTGCTCTTCGGATTATAATAACAGAACCTAACGATACTGAGTTCGGCGCTACATCAAAATCATAAGGGTCATTCCCTGCGACGTACCATCCATATTCTGCGTTCTCATCAGGTTTCTCCCAAATTACAACAGCTCCTTCATTATCGTCTGAAGCCTTTACAGGATAGGTTGTAGGTTTGTAATTATCTGGGTCCCATTTAAAATGAGGTTTATACTCTTCATCTAAAGTCATCCAACCATTAAGGCCAACAATAGAAGGGTCATTACCCATTGCAAGTAAAGAATCTTTGTGTTCTTTTAAATCTGCAGTAGGAAGTATAGAATTATTTGTAAGCAAGAACACCTCAGAATGCACAAGAGGTCGCTGCACAATCTCATCCTCATAAGCTTGTTTCTTTTTAACATTCTTTTTTAGGCGTCTCTGGTTTTTAAAATATATTTTATGGCTGCTCGCCAGTTAGTATTTCCTAGTTCATCTTTAAACTGGTTCAGTGTCATCCACGCAGGAACAAAGAAACCAATCTTAGTTTGATAACCCTCAAACTCATCATCAAACTGTAAACAATCAAATGCTGCAGGAGAATAGAATACCTGCTTTACTGCTTCGGTTGCTCCACCGCTCATATCTCCACCTGTCCCTGTCATCCAGATAGTACCTTGTTTTACGGTACCATCAGCTGCAGCTTCTTTCATCTGCCCTAAGGTTTCAATAAGGTTATTCATAAATCCTACCTCATCAATAGTAGACCAGTTAGGACGCGTACCATTGGCGGCGTGAGGATTATCATTAAAACTTCTGTGTTGTATAAGAGATGCAGAACCTTCTTTCCCCCATTGGCCACCTACCTTAATATCAAATCCTGCTGTAATAGTTTTTCCTGTGTCCCAAGAACCTGTAAATCTTTTAGCAAATGGAGAAGGGTAAACATCATCACCCACAACTACTTTCCCCGGTAAATTATTAAGACCTAACTTCATTTTAGAAATCAGGTCATTTGAATACTTACTATCAATGGCGCCTACTAAAGTTTCAGATGCCATAGGCTCGCCAGCTGCTTTAGATTCTAAGTATTCATCATAGTCTAACGCACCATCAAATAAGAAATTATGTGCAAGAGTAGATGCTGCGAAATAGGATTTGCCCCCACCACGAGCTTCCATATCTGCCATATTGAAGTTCATATTGTAGAACATCGCTTTACCCATAGGACGACTGAAGTACTTTCTTAAATACTCTCTAGCAGGTATGAACTTCTTAAAAGTCCCGTCTTCTCTAGTAACAGAGTCACGTATAAGGTCAGGGTTATTATATTCCATTAACAACTCCTCAAACTCATCAGGGTCTTTAACAGGATCTACTTCTAAAAATATAGCATGACAAGTATACTCCTCGTCTAACTCAAACCCAGAGAACCCTTTAGTCTCAGAGGTAAGAGCTGCTTTAATCCATTCTAAATCTCTTAGAAAAGGTGTTAATGTTCTTTTGTTTTTTGTTTTAGCTCCTTTTGGTGTAAGTTTAATCTTCCAAAAGTTAACGAACCAATATAGTGGGCCAGATACCCATTTGTAGTCTCCATCGTGTTGAACCCAGAACCCATCAATACATCTTCGTTTCTGTATCTTCCACCACCTTTTATACTCCATCCCTAAAGGGTTCATACGTGGTATCTCTAAGGCACACTGTACTTTATGTACAGGTATTCGATTCTTATAGAGAATCCACATATTATCGTGTACAGGTAATGCCATATTATTTCTTATTCAGTTCTATAGTACCTCTATCTACATCAGTTATGATATCTACACCTCTATGTTCTACATTATTAAACTTAAGTACCTTACATATTTTAGAAAATAAAAACCTATTATCCTCAGCATGCATTCCATCATTAAAATGGTCTAGTACTTTAACTCTAAAACCTTGGAATAATTTTTGTATTGCATAATCACATTGCCTGGTTGTATTACCATCTGCACGTATAGTTGTAAGCTCTGGACATTCTAATGTTGTTATTGTTATTTTGTTCATAATTTAAAAGTTTTTATCACTATCCGATAGACTTGTTTTACCACCACCCTTAGCTGTTCCTTGTCCTTCAACTGCTTTAAGGTTTGCCATAGCAGTAAGAATTAATGTATTAATCTTTTCAGTATTGGAGAACATCCTATCTAACTGGTCAGCAGTTCCTTTCTTAAGTATATACTTACCTTTTACATCCTCATAATAATCCATTGAATACTCTGTCTTACTAATAAAAGCAGTACGTTCAGCTAACTTCTTCTCTAAAATACGTAAAGATAGCCCAATAGGTGTATCAATAGTTTTCTCGAATTCTGCAATGTAATCAACTATTTCTAAGTCTGCAAACCTAAGCATTCCTGGTTTAGATTTTATATCTTCAATTAAATCCATCATCAAAGACGATTGTCCAAAGATATTATCACCTACAACTTCCCACTTATCCTTATCAGGTTGAGGAAAGAATCCACTCTTTCTATCATAACACATAGTGAGTAACCACATAAAATCCGAACTAGCTTTAAGATACCTGGGTCCGGCATTCTTGTTTAACTTCCAAAATACTCCAAAGATTGGATTTATCTTGTAGTCAGCAAACTCTTCCCAGAAGTTTGTCTTCTGGTCGTAACTATCAATAGGGTGTCGTTGTAATGCCATATTTATTTTGCTGTTTCATATGTATAATTAAAGAAGAACTCTGTTCCCTTATTTACAAAGTACTGTAATAAGTATGCTTGAGATTCATCATTCTTAGTGTCTGGAAACATACCATAATCTTCCATTATCATATTAGTTAAATGGAAAGATTCATGAGCTAAGCATCCAATACCTACAGTTCCTTCTACAGATTTAGTATTCAAAACAATAATATAACGAGTAAGCCACATACCATCCCTAAGAACACTAGACCTATAAGCGTGAGCATAAGGACGTTCATTTACTTCTTTTTCTAGTACCTTATTTAATTTGCTAATACTGTTTGTATGTACAAATATAACATTAGCCTCGTAAATAGGTAA